GCCATCTTTGTAGGTTCTACTGCTGAACTTAATAAACTTCTCAAAGGAAAAGAATGAAACTTTGGGTGAATGTTTGTTTTTATTATGTAGAAGAACGGTTAGAGCAGTTTAAAGAAGTAATAAAGACATTATCTGATATACCAAACATCAAACTCATTATTAACAGCAATGTCAATTTTGATACTAATCTAACTATTCATGTTACAGAACTAAATGATCCATACCATCATACATGGGAACATAAAAAGTATATGTCGGAATTCTTAGAATCAGACTATACACATTATGCCTATCTTGAAGGTAATATTCATGTTGAAAAAAAAACATTTGATTATTGGGTAAAAACACGAGAACTCTTTCATCGCAATAATCTAAACTTTATACCTGCCGTTCATCGTGTTCAAAAGAATAAAGAAGGTCAAGTGTATTCTTTAGATTGCACACACCATCAACGGCATCGGCCAACCATCACAGTAGAAGAACAAAAGTTTATTTCTTTATCTGAACCATATCAAGGTATGTTTATCATGGATAAAGAATTGGTTAAAGAACATATTGAATCAGATTATTATTCTTTTGGTCAAAAAGGTTCATGGGGTATCCGTGAATCAGCCAATTTAGGCAATATGTTTGTAAACATACCTATAGGATTTGGACATAGATATATGTTACCACTAAATAATTTCTCCGACTCATGGGTTACACACTTTGGTACCGACTATCATAGTGACGAAAATTCACCTCACGCCAAAATAAAAATAGAAGATTTATTTCGATGAACCAAAAAGATTCTTATCGTGATAACCCCTTACTCAAAAAAGTAGGTGTTGACCATCAATATACCAAAGAACAGATTGAAGAATATGTGAAGTGTTCTAAGGATCCTGTTTACTTCTGCAAGAACTACATTAAGATTGTAAACGTGGATGAAGGCCTTATTAATTTTAATATGTGGCCTTTTCAAGAAGAAATGCTTAATCTATTCAAAGATAATCGTTTCGTTATCACCAAGTGTCCTCGTCAGGTTGGTAAAACTACCACAACAGTTGGTTATCTTCTTTGGGCAACCATCTTTACCGACTCTCAGAACGTGGCCGTTCTGGCAAACAAAGGTTCTTTGGCTCGTGATATTCTATCTAAGTATCAACTGGCATATGAGAATTTACCCCAATGGCTCCAGCAAGGTGTGGTGACATGGAACAAAGGTAATGTAGAACTAGAGAATGGATCTAAGGTCATTGCGGCTTCCACCAGTTCCTCAGCAATCCGAGGCGGTTCGTTTAACATTGTGTTCTTAGACGAATTCGCTTTCGTCCCAAATAATATTGCCAATGAGTTCTTTAACTCGGTCTATCCGGTAATCTCATCCGGTAAGTCATCAAAGATTATCATTGTTTCCACTCCAAATGGTATGAATCTATTCTATAAATTGTGGATGGATTCGATTGAGGGACGAAACAACTATAAAAACTTTGAGATTCATTGGTCTCATGTGCCAGGCCGTGATGAAGCATGGAAAGAAGAAACAATCCGTAATACATCGGAACGGCAGTTTGCACAAGAGTTTGAAACCGAATTCTTAGGTTCATCTAATACTCTCATCTCTGGTTACAAGTTACAGCAATTGAGGTATGTAAACCCAATTGAAGAACACGATAAGATGAAAATTTACGAACATCCTATCAAAGAAGGTCAAAATGAATCCAAGAGTGACCATCTATATTGTATTACCGTGGATGTATCAGAAGGTAAAAATTTAGACTCCTCTACATTCTCTGTTATTGATATCTCAACGACACCATATAAACAAGTGGCTACCTATGCCAGTTCATCGATTTCGCCTATTTTATTCCCAACGGTGATTGTCAATGCGGCTCGGTATTACAATGATGCCTATGTATTGGTTGAAATCAATAACAATCCACAAGTGGCAGACTTTATACATTCAGATTTAGAGTATGAGAACCTATTAAAAGTATTTACAGGCAATAAGAAGCCACAACAGTTGTCAGCGGGATTTGCTCGTGGTATACAAATGGGTCTGAAAATGTCGCCTCAGGTCAAACAGGTTGGTTGTTCTAACCTCAAAACACTCATTGAGGGTGATAAGTTAATCATTAATGACTTTGATACCTATTCAGAATTAACCACTTTTGAACAACACAAGACATCCTTTGCGGCGGCCGATGGTGCCAATGATGACTTGGTTATGACTTTGGTTATCTTTGCATGGGCTTCTACTCAGCAATATTTTAGAGAAATTGTTAATCATGATTTGAGAAAGCAGATTCAGTTGGAAAACATGAATCAGATTGACGAAGATGTTTTACCAGCTCCTATCATTGAAGATGGTTTAGAACATGATTTTATGGTAGAAGGTGGTGATGTATGGGAAGTAGCAGATGGTGGTGATACTTACGGAAAATATACTAGAGATTTCTTTAGGAGTATGTAAATCCTATGAATCATAAATATCAGTATGGTATTTTAATTGCCAGAATAACATCATATTTAAGGAGATAAAAAATGGCGTTTCAAATCTCTCCAGGCGTAAACGTTTCCGAGGTTGACTTAACAACAGTCGTTCCTTCGGTTCTAACTACGGCCGGTGCAATTGCAGGAACATTTTTGTGGGGTCCAGCATTTAAAATAATGCAGATTGATAGTGAGATTACTTTAGCTCAAACTTTTGGTACTCCAAACGGAAATACATATCCAACATTTATGACTTGCGCTTCTTTTTTAGCGTATGGTAATAATCTTAAAGTTGTTCGTACTGCTAATAACTCAGTTTTTAATTCAGATTCAAATACTTCAACAACTAATGTTCAAGTAGCTAATGAAGATATTTTTGAAGCTTCATATTTAAATTCAAATAATGGAAATATTTATGGACCATTTATGGGCCGTTACCCTGGTAATTTAGGAAATTCATTAACAGTTTCAGTAGTGGATGCAAACACTTATAGTGCAACTTGGAATGTTAATAGTATTGGATTAGCATCATATGTGAATGGAGCTCCAGGCACTTCAGCACAAGCATCATTAGCTGGTGCATCTAATGATGAAATTCATATTGTTGTAATTGACACTGGAGGTCGTTTTACAGGAACTAGAAATACAGTACTAGAAGTATTCCCTTATTTGTCAAAATCGGTTGATGGAATTGATGATTTAGGAAATTCAAATTACTATAAAAATTATGTTTTTAATAATTCAAAATATGTATATGCTGTTGATCCCGTAAGTTATTCAACAACAAACGCCACTTGGGGAAATTCTTTAGCAAACACTCAATTTGCAACATTAGCAACAGTTCAAAATATATCATTGACTGGAGGAGCGGATTCTCCTACACAAGATAGTGATCGAATAAATGGTTATAGTTATTTTACAAATAAAGAAGCTGTGGACATTTCATTAGTGTTTACTTCGGATCACAGTATAACTGTTCAACAATATGTAATTGATAATATTGTTAATTCTCGTAAAGATTGTATTGCATTTATTTCTCCACCATCAGCCAACGTTATTAACCAAAATGGTAATGAAACAACAAACATTGTAAATTGGGCGACAAGTTTAAATCGTTCTTCTTCTTATGTTGTTGCAGATTCGGGTTACAAATATATGTTTGATAAGTACAATAACACATATCGTTGGATACCTTTGAACGGTGATATTGCTGGACTTTGTGTTAATACTGATAATGTTAGAGATCCTTGGTTTTCGCCGGCTGGTTTAAACCGGGGCCAAATTAAAAATGCAGTCAAATTGGCATGGAATCCAAACAAAACTCAAAGAGATACATTATATTCATCTGGTATTAATCCTGTTGTATCATTCCCTGGTCAAGGTATTGTTTTATATGGTGACAAAACGTTACAGGTAAAACCATCCGCTTTTGATCGTATTAATGTTCGTAGATTGTTTATTGTATTAGAAAAAACAATTGCTCAAGCAGCACAGTATTCATTGTTTGAATTTAATGATGAGTTTACTCGTGCTCAGTTTGTGGCATTAGTAACTCCGTTCTTACGAGATGTTCAAGGGCGCCGTGGCATCTATGACTTCCGTGTTGTTTGTGATACAACAAATAATACACCACAGGTTATTGATTCTAATCAGTTTGTTGGTGACATCTACATCAAGCCTGCTCGGTCAATCAACTTTATTCAGTTAAATTTTGTAGCAGTAAGAACTGGTGTTGATTTTACAACAATCGTTGGTACAGCTTAATAAATAACCACGATATAGGAGAAAACAAATGGCATTCAATGTAGCAGAATTTAGAGCAAATATGATTGGTGACGGAGCCCGTCCAAATCTATTTCAAGTTACTCTGACTTTTCCAACAATTGCAACAAATAGCACTGCTGCTGGACAAAAAACAACATTTATGGCAAAATCGGCACAGTTACCAGGTTCTACCGTAGGTACTGTGCCTGTATTTTATTTTGGCCGTGAACTGAAGTTTGCTGGTAACCGTACATTTACCGATTGGACATTACAGATTATCAATGATGAGGACTTTGTAGTTCGCAACGCACTCGAATCATGGATGAACGCAATTAATAGTCACACAAGCAATGTACGTAATACTGCGGCAATTAACCCAACAGGTTATACCGTAGATGCTGTTGTTACACAGTACGGAAAAACAGGTAATGAATTGAAATCTTATAAGTTTGTAGGTTTATTCCCACTTGATATTGCCCCAATTGATTTAGATTGGGGTTCGAATGATGTGATTGAAGAATATTCGACCACATTCGCTTTCCAATATTGGGAATCAAATACTACAACTTAATATGTTTTTGTTTGAGGGACTTCGGTCCCTCATTTATGTTTAATTGAATTGGAATAATACAATATATGGCAACTAATAAATTCTCACTCTTTGGTTTTGAGATTGCTCGGAGAAAAACCGAGGATGAAAAATCTGCACAACCATCCTTTACACCACCTTCTAATGAGGATGGTGCATTAACCATTTCTTCGGCCGCATATTATGGCACATATGTTGACTTGGATGGTACGGCTAAGAATGAAGTAGAACTTATCTCTCGTTATCGTGAGATGGCCATGCAACCAGAGATTGAA